ATTGGATTTGTTTTAGCGATAGCTGCCGCAGTTGCAGTTAGATCGGTTTTTTGTAGCTCGGTAGCGGTCTTTTGTTCAAGTAGTTCAGTACTCGCAAGCGTCTGACCCGCCTGTAGGAAAGACCCTGCAATATCTGGATAACCCGAAGACGGAGCATCAATGCGAGACGGCGCAATTGAACCCGCCGATATAGGGAAGGTACCACCAGACGCACCAGCACCACTACCATAGATAAGGTGAGGATTAAGGCCTGCACTTTTATACCTCGCCATTTGAGCCGAAGGTGAATCGTATACGCGCTGCTCATTTTGGATTTTTTTATTTTGTTCAAGAGCCCAGATTGCATTATCACGATTCATTGCATTCGTGTCATTTGCGGCTTTCTTGTTCCATTTATACTGGCGTCGGGGACCGCCGCGAGCAATTGCCTGGCTCGCGGCTATTACCCCTTCCACGACCAGTTTTCCGGTCACGGGGTCAATCGGCATGTTCGGTCTGTTTTACGTGGTTGATTGCCGCCCCGTTTTCTTTCGTCATAACCGATTCATAGATTTCATTGGAAAGTTCTTCTACGATTTCAGGATGACGATACAGGATTACGCCCAATAAGTAATGGGCTGAGTGTAGATCCTTTTTAACCCATCCAATGACTTCTTCTTTGGTAGGTATTTTTACTTCATTTTCCTCTTTTTCCATTTCTTTTTCTCGTTTTGTTCGGCCAACACTAGTGGCATTAGGTCCATAAATACTTTATCCTCATACAGGCATTTTAACAATCGAACCGCATCCGTTAGAACCACATCCGTTTCCGGAACCTCACCAAACAATTCCAATTGTTCTCCCATTTAGACACAAGTTAACACTTGGTGTCAGTTAGCAAAGTATTATCAAGGTTTTTACTTTGCTGTTTCGGCGGCTTCTTTAGCCGCCAGTCTGGCAGCTACGATCTTATCTACTGCCATATTGTCAAGCCTGGCTTTTTCTGCCATGCTTTTTTCGTACTCCTGTTTTTCGTATGATTTCTGAGTACTCTTGAGTTTATCAATGTATTCCTGTTTATCCACAAGGTCCATTGTTTTGAGTTTTTCCAGATCGTCTTCACCTTCGCTGAACGATCCCTCCTGGCCGATAGGTAGTGGTTCACCACGCGTGAACCGTTCGATTATTTCCTGTAGACTCATTGACTGATTTGGTACAACCTGTTTTTTGATTGACCTGAAGTCCACCCCCTTACTTGGGAGTGGACTAGCGATAGATTTGAATTCCATTTTTTTTTTACGTTTTAGGTGTTCCGAAGTAAGGAAGCGAACGCTTCACATTTAGTTTATTATAGACGTACATCCAGAGCGTATCCACGCCTGTAACGTTGAATACACGGTCCTGTAGTTCATCCTCGAATGTTACGAACTCAGCGCCCAGGGCTGGCTGAGAGTCGAATTTTCTGGTCACGTGCCAGATATCCAGTGTTGTACGAAAGTCACCGTGAGACGACGATGGGATATATTTCCAGTCTGCATACCGAGACTGGTACCCGAACAGAGGCTGGTCAACCCGCACTCCAGGCAACGACGTGGGTTCCAAGAAGATTTCGTTATCGTATACCTCCTGTTCTCCCAGATTAGCGAATGTCGGCCAAGGGTACTCCAAGAACGTATTACGATTCTGGAACATACGGGGGAGCCCTTGCATATAACCGGACGTAGGCAGCACCGATAGGATACCGATGATGAAACCATGTTCTTCACAATTGTAGCTAAACCGATTCGTGTCGGCATAAGTTGACCCGCGACCAGCGGGATTTCCAGGAGGTACTACTGCAGAATCCGCATCTTCTGAGTACGCGGTAGTCATTACCTCTGAGATTTGTATTACAGCCTTTCCACCGCCGAGATATTCGGCGCGTTGCAGACGACCATCAGAGGTCCGACGATTGAAGTGAGCATAGATAGATTCATTATACCGCGATCCAGCAAGTTGATTTCTTTCCAACCACTCCTGGAGCCGCGCCGCTTGGCGATAGTCATTTATAGATATCTCTGAGTTTTCGATAACGAGTTTA